TATCCGCGGACGGAAATGTAGCGGTTGTTGGTATATCAGTAACCACTGGTCTTGGTACGGTAACAATTACAGGAGCTGCAACGGTAATACCCACGGGCCTTGAGCTAGCTAGTGCTATAGGTAACGTAATTGTGTCTGCCGATGCCAATGTAACGCCTACGGGTGTACAAGGTGTGGGTGGCGTGGGCAGCGTATTTGTTGCTACAAACGCTTTGTTCCAAGTAGTTGGTAATTCTGCTACAGTATCTGTGGGTGATGTATCGGTAGCTATTAACCAGCGTTTTCAAGTTACAGGAGTGACAGCTACGGGAGAATTAGGTAGACTACTTGTGTGGCAAGACGTAGATGATGCTCAAAACCCTAATTGGGTAGACGTGTACGACAAACAGTGAGGCTAGTATGACAACGTATACACCACTATTAAAATTAGCTCTTCCTGTGCAGGGTGCTTTGGATGGTACATGGGGGGACACAGTTAACAACAGTATAACCTCCATGGTGGATGAAGCCGTAGCTGGTAGGGTAATTATAAATTCTTGGTCTGGTAACTCGCACACACTTACAACCGCTAATGGTGCTACAGCAGAATCTCGTGCAGCCATACTGGAGTTTACTGATACAGGCACAGCTTTAACGGGTAACGCTACAGTAATATGCCCATCCACATCAAAACTATACGCAGTAAAAAACTCGGTAGGTAACTCACGGTCTGTGACTGTTACTACAAGTGGGGGTACTGGTATCTCTGTACCTAACGGGGCTACAACTATTTTGTTTTGTGACGGCACTAACGTTGTCGAGGCTGTAACTAATACCAACACGCTATCTGTAAACGGCAAAACTATATCCCTAGCGGGAGATTTAACAACTGCTGGCGCGTACGCATTGACCCTTACATCCACAGGCGCGACTAATATAACACTACCAACAACGGGAACAATCAGCACGCTGGCTGGTACTGAGACACTAACCAATAAAACATTAACCGCACCTACAATAAACGGTGGCGATATAACAGGCATAACTGATCTAGCCGTTGCGGATGGTGGTACAGGAGCGTCTAATGCGTCAGATGCAAGAACTAACCTCGGTGCGCTAGCTAATGTTGTTGAAGATACTACTCCGCAACTTGGCGGAGATTTAGATGTTAATGGTAATAATGTAACGTTTGGTGCAACTAACATCGCGCAGTTTGGTTCTGGTAATGAGTTACAGCTATACCAAGATGGGCAAGCATACATTAAGAACGCTACATCTAACCTTAATATCCAATCGGACGCCATTAATCTGCAGTCTATTACGGGCGCGGAAAACATGGTTACGGGCGCAGTAAACGGTGCAGTGACTTTGTTTCACAACAACGTTTCAAAATTAGCCACGTCTGCAACGGGGGTCACAGTAACCGGAAATATCGCGGTAACGGGCACAGTAGACGGTCGTGATTTGCAGGTTAATTTACCCGCAGCTTTAGGTACCGCAGGGCAGAATCTTACCGTTAACGCTGCAGGCAACGCTGCGGAATGGGCTGATGCTACTATTGAGGGGCGCTACATACTAACTGCTACTACGTCTAACGCCACACAAACTATTGCTACGACAGATGGTGGTGCAGGGTCTACAAGCAACCAAGTGTTTTTAGCTGTTAGCTCTGCAATCACTTTTACGGGTACAGCAATAGTGCGTGAGCAATCCTCTGCTGGCACTGATGTATCCGCTTGGGATGTAAAAGGTGTAGCACGTAGAGAGGCTTCAGGTAACGCTGTAATCGTTCAAAGCGATCTTACTGCCCGCACAAATACGTCTGGGTATGGGCTAGCTATAGCGGCCTCTACCTCCGATGCAGGAGCGCTAGAAGTTTCTGTAACGGGCGCAGCCAGCACTAACCTAAAATGGGTTATTGATATACAAACTACAGATGTGGACTACGCCTAATGGATAAAAGAACCGTGCACTCCGCACATCAACGTATTGATGGATTGGAGAAAGAAATCGTGGCTATTAAAACTGAGATGGATATACAGTTTAAAGACTTGTTTAACCGCGTGAAACGTCTTGAGGCTATTCTAATTGGGGCCAGTGCCTTTATTATCGCCCTGCTTTTGCGCATGAACATGATGGCTTAATGCTCTGTTCGCTCACTGCAATGTTGGTGGGTGTTTACACATACGGCGGGTTATATACCGCCTGCGTTTATAGATGCCCTAGAGAGGTATCTCACTTCTATTACCATTACCCCCACGTTATACGTGTGCCTTACAATAGTGGATGCCCTGTCTGGGCCAAGGTAGGTGAACGTGTATGATAGATCCATTTACAGCACTAGCGGCGGTAAAATCTGCTGTTTCTGCGGGTAAGGAACTCGTCAACGTCACTAAGCAAATTGGTGAGTTTTTTGATGGTGTCGATGATTTACGTGCAGCACATGAAAGAAAGAAAAATAGCCTGTTCTCAGGGTCGGATGAAAATGCGATGGAGACTTTTGTAAACCTGCAGAGGGCGAAAGATGCAGAAGAAGAACTACGCCAGATTGTGATTGCAACCAGAGGCTTTAGCGCTTGGGGTGAACTGCAAGCTATACGTGTACAAGCTAGGAAAGACCGCAAGGCAAAAGCAGAAGCAGAGCGGAAGCGCAAAGCAAAGATGGTTGAGCGAATTATTGTTTATGGCGGCGCAGTAATTATCGTTTCAATTATGATTGGCATAACGGTTGTAATAATCTTGGCAAAGCAGGGTAGACTATGAGTGACGGTTTAAGCGGTGTGGGGTCAGCCCCATTCAACATTCAGTCGGATATCCATCAGCAAACCAGAGCGCGTGAGCGCATAGAAACTCATTTTGTGGAACAACGTGTAGAAAAGGAACACAGGGCCAACCACAGCCATTTAGAAGCTCTAACAAAGCAAAGATTGGACTTACAGGAAAGTTATGATAGGTTCGGACGCAAGACCAATGCGGACAGACCGCAAGGAACTAAGTTAAACATAGAGGTGTAACATGGCGAATACCTTTGAAAAGATTTTGCAGTACAAGCTCATGCCACGTTTTATGATGGTTGTTATGACGATTATGTATATCCGTGTTATCGAGTGGGGGATGAGTTTGGACGACCTATCAACACAGCAATCTGCGATGATTTCAGTGGTCAGTGGGGCCATGACGGGTACGATAGCCGTGTGGTTGGGGTCAGAGAAATGAGTATTTTTACCGCTGCATTAGGCCCGATAGCCAACCTTGCAGGCTCTTGGTTACAAGGCAAGGCCGATAAAAACGCTGCCGCTGCGGAGTTAAAGTTAACTGAGGCGAAGGCTAAGGCGCAGATACTGTTGTCTGAAAAGACAAGCGTTGCCGATTGGGAACGCATTATGGCAGAGGGCGCAAAATCCAGTTGGAAAGATGAGTGGTTCGTAATTGTCCTGTCGATCCCGTTGATCTTAGCGTTTATCCCCGGCGCTGAAGGCTGGGTTGATCGCGGGTTTGAGCAGCTTTCAAAAGCTCCGGACTGGTATTTTTACAGCCTTGGAATTGCAATTTCAGCCAGTTTTGGTGTGCGCGGGGCACAGGCATTTTTTAAGAGGAAGTGACATGAGTTTTAAATTAAGTCAGCGTAGTTTAGACCGCATAGAAGGTATAGACGAAGAACTATATACCTTAGTCCGCACGGCAATACATAACACACCATATGATTTTGGTATCCCGCATCTTGGTGGGTTAAGAACCATAGAAGAGCAACGTACCTTAGTAGAGTCTGGGGCATCAAAGACCATGAAGAGTAAGCATTTAGATGGGATGGCTTTTGATTTTATGGTGTTTCTGGGTCCAAAAGTTTGTTGGGAACTTCGGTTTTACGATGATGTAGGTGATGCGATTGTAAAAACCGCCAAGGATATGGGCATCAAACAGTTAAAATGGGGCGGTGCTTGGCATATTGATAATATACTAGAGTGGGATGGCACGATGCTGGATGCGTATAATGCTTATGTGGATATTCGCCGCAAACAAGGCCGTACGCCTTTTGTAGACATGCCCCACTTCCAAAAAGGATAAATCTATGCGTATAGAAAATAAATCTAAAACTTTAGAAAACGGTGCTGTAGACCCTGCACATGTAATACATCAAGTGTGTGCTGCGTGTGGGTACGACCTAGATGAAGCAGAGTTAGCCGCAGATACCTGCGCTGATTGTGGAGCACCGCTTAACCTAAAACAACATGTAGCCATAAGCGTTACTACGTTCCCTCCAGTATTCGCTGAAACATCATAGGTGCAACATGCCGTTCCAAAAACTTCTTTTTAAAGCAGGCATTAACGACGAACGTACGAGCTATTCTTCGGAAAGTGGTTGGTACGAAGGCGATAAAGTGCGTTTTCGTCAAGGATTCCCCGAAAAAATAGGTGGTTGGAACAGGATATCTACGTCTACGTTTCAAGGCGTATGTCGTTCGTTATGGAACTGGGTCACCCTAGCAGGGTTTAACCTTGTGGGAGTCGGTACTAACTTAAAGTTTTATTTGGAACAGGGCGGTGCGTATAACGACATAACCCCCATCCGCGCTACTACGACTAATGCGGCCACTTTTGCAGCTATTAACGGTAGCACTACCATAACAGTAACAGATAGTAGCCACGGCGCGTCTGTTAATGACTTTGTTACTTTTAGCGGTGCAGCTTCGTTGGGTGGTAATATAACCGCCGCTATACTAAACGCAGAGCACCAGATAACGGAAGTAACCAGCGGCAACGCATACACTATAACGGTATCTGCTACGGCTAATAGCTCAGACACAGGAAACGGTGGGGGTTCAGTAACCGCAGCATACCAAATAACCACAGGTCAAGCGTCAGTTGTACCCCTCACAGGTTGGGGCGCTGGTACTTGGGGTGGAGGTACTTGGGGTAACGGTCTTGCTTCTAACGAGGCCGTACGGCTTTGGAGCCAATCAAATTTTGGTGAAGACCTGTTGTTCGCTGTTCGCGGAGGTTCCATATACTACTGGGATGCTTCAAGCGGGGTATCTAGTCGTGGTGTAGAGTTATCCTCGCTAGGCGGCGCTTCAAACGTGCCAACGGTGCAAAACCTGCTTTTGGTATCTGATATTAACAGGTTTGTGTTTTGTTTTGGGTGCAATAATCAAGGCAGTGCTACGCAAGACCCCATGCTCGTGCGGTGGTCAGACCAAGAAAGCGCGGTAAACTGGACCCCTGCATCCACAAACCAAGCAGGTGGGCTTAATTTATCTCGTGGAACTGAGATTGTAGCCGCCAAACAGGCCCGTCAGGAGGTTCTAGTTTGGTCTGACTCTGCGCTGTATTCTATGCAGTATGTGGGAGCGCCTGCAGTATGGGGCGCACAGCTTGTTGGGGATAACATATCTATTGCTTCTCAAAACAGTGTGGCCTTTGCCAACGGTGTTGCTTACTGGATGGGCAAAGATAAGTTTTATAAGTATGATGGTCGTACCCAGCCGTTACGGTGTGATGTAAAACGCCACATATTTAATGATATAAACACATTACAGTACGACCAGTTTTTTGCGGGTACAAGTGAAGCGTTTCATGAGATTTGGTGGTTCTACTGCTCCACAGGGCAAACAAATATTGATCGCTACGCCATATATAACTACCTAGAAGACACTTGGTACTACGGTTCTTTAGGACGTACAGCGTGGCTAGACTCCGGTCTTAGGAACTTTCCACTTGCAGCTACCTACTCAAATAACTTGGTCAACCATGAAGATGGTATTGATGATAACGAGACAGGGACCAACTCAGCAATTACTGCCAGCATATCTTCGTCACAGTTTGATATTGGTGATGGGAACAGGTTTGGGTTAGTGAGCCGTGTGCTGCCAGATATGACTTTTGAAGGCTCTACGACAGGCGCACCCGCAGCTACTCTTACACTACAGCCTATGGCAAACTCAGGATCAGGGTATAACAGCCCACTATCTGAAAGTGGAAATAGTAGTGGTACTGTAACACGCAATGCTACGGCCCCAATAGAACAGTTTACTGACGAGTTGTACGTACGTGTTCGCGGACGCCAGATGGTGCTAAAAGTAGAATCTACAGCACAAGGAGTTATGTGGCAGCTGGGTACACCACGTTTGGATACTAGGCCAGATGGGCGACGCTAATGGCTAACGAGATTGACCAAGTTGACCCACCTGCGCTGCCGCTAGCACCCACTGTATATGACAGACCATTTACGGATCAGCAAAGTAACGTTTTACGTTTGTTTTTTAGACGCCTCACCAACGTACTTACAACGTTAACGTCTACGGATGTTGGGGGTAAATTTTTATACAACCCCTGTGCAGCGTTCTATAGTACGCAGGATCAAACAGCTTCGTCTATAAACACGG